TGAGAATGGTATAAAATTGCTGCAGAGTAATCGTCTTCTAATTGATGTTCTGCCAATATAGATAAAATATCTGGCATAGTATTTAATGAAGCGATATTATCAAAATTATTTACACAAGAATTTACTGTTGACTCCCAAGTTTCTATATCGCTTGATACAACAACAGCTTCACATAATTTATTCAACATATCTTGTTGTTGTTCATTAAACTTTTTAATATTCAGCTTTTTCTTTAAATTATTTGAAATTGAAGCGCGAGTTTTTTCAATTTTATTTACTACTGATTGGATACCCTTTACTGAATAGTTTCCTTTTACTAAAGGAATTCCAGTTGTACCTTCTGGTCTACCAGCTACTTTATTAGTAGTATTTTTTTGAACTTGTTGTCCATCTTCTCCACCTGGAGAAATTAAAGGAACACCACCAACTAATGGATTATAATAACCCTCTTTTCTTTCTTCATTAAATGTATTTTGAGCTGGCGAAATCTCTTTTGCTTTTGGAAATTGACCAGTGTGGAACATATCCATTCCTTGTTGCGGAGTGAGAACACCAAGTTCAATAAGTCTTGTTGTAACACGCATAAGTTGAGTTTGATCTCTCATATCAATGTCGCGGAATTTTGCTACTGGACATGATCTAAACCCTAATTCTTTAGCAATTCTATTAATTTCAACCTGTAAGAAATCATTTAAAAATGCATTTCTAGATTCTTTTAATCTATCAATAAATATTTGAGCTTTAACTTCTGTAGCGCTATATTTCTCTTCACCAATTACAATGTTTTGAAGACCTTGTTTAATATCTTCATTTAAAACTTTATATTTTTCAGAACCTAAAACTTTTCCTAAGTCTGGAATAATAAACTCAGCTTTTGTTGTATAGTCTGAAACTAATACTCTTCCAACACTTTCATTTTTAAATAAACTTTGCATTGCAGATAAATTTTGTGGATTAATACCACCTTTATCTGGTTCAGTACCCATAGTAATTAATAAAATAACATTTTCTACAGTACGGGTAATGGCTTGATCCATTTTCTTAAGCTCCATTTTAGCATTAATATCTTCAAGTACTGGATATCCAAATGGAACAGCAAATGGTTCATAGTCTTGTTTTTTATAAAATGAATATGTTAATCTTTTTGGATCAAGTTCAATTTTTAATCCATCTGTATAATATGCGCCCTTTTTAATATCCTTTTTAACGGCAGATGGCATTGCATCTAAAATTTCTTTATCTTCTTCTGTTACTGGATTCTGAAGTCTAGCTAATTCATATTCAGATAAAATCTTTTCATATGCACCTGTAGCAAAGGTAGAACTTCTTTTTGCAACAATATCAAATGGATTAAGTAAAATATATTTAAGTGGTATTTTATTATCTCCTAAAACACCTATTTGATTAACTAATTTAGCAAAATCATCTGTTTTAAATTTACCATCAACTCTGTATAAAAAGATATTACCACTTCTGTAATATTCTCTAAAATATTGATCACTTAAATTCCATAATTTAATTTTTTTAAACCATTCAGTAAAAAATTCTCTACTTTTTTGAGTGCCGCCTTCAAGATAAACTTCTGTGTTTGCAAACTCAGACATAATGTCTATAGCATTTCTAAAGACAGCAACATTAGCATAAGCTTTTTGACAAAGTTCGATAGCTTCACGAACATTAACTCCATCCATGGCATAGTTATATGGAAGCAAGCCATTTCGAATACTTCCAAACCTATCTGTGGTTGAAGTCATCGCAGCTACATTTTTTCTAGATCCAGTAGGACTTTCCCCACTTCTACGAGAATAAGAGGCTTTGCTAAAAATTAATTCTTTAGTATTTGATGTAGCATTAGATACATAAAACGGCTCTCCACATAATTGTGGCTCATAACCTTCCATTTGTTGTTGACTTATCGGAGATTGTACTTTATTAAATTTTGTCCAATAATCTGACTTTTTATTATAATGTCTTTTTGAGCCGCTCATACTTTTACTATTTTACACAGAAATGTTAAAAAGTTAACTTTAAAAGTCAATTAATAAACATTGGTGTGAATGTGGCTTGGATATTTTGCTCTTGAAGATTAATCATATCAAAATATGTCTGCATCATCCAGTTTCCTAAAACTAATGTAGAATACGAGTCTTTTCGGGCTTTATCTGCCCCCCTTTGTTTTTTCAAATTCAGTGGCAAATCAAAACTTTGAGTTCCTTGAGCTGATGTATTCACTTGAATAAGTGCGCATTGTACTTTAATAAGTTCAATATTATCTTTTAATTGTTCAATAAAATCAATTTGTCTAGCGCCAGATTCTTTTTCATCATCATGTCTAGAAAATTTTAATGTTTGAATTGGGATATTAGCTAACCTTTGTTTATTATAAGCCTCATCCATTGCCGCACCAGCGAACCATATTCTTTTATGGTCAAATGCAGCTTGTAATGACTCGTTAGCATATCTAATCCAAGCTGAACTTGGTTTTCTTAAGTGAACTATTCTTCTGATAGATATGTTGTATTGATTTCTTGCATCTCTAAGAGCTTTATCGTATTCTTGTGGATTGTCAAAATCTGCATCAAACATATCCAATTTAATGCCAGCCTTTTTAAATATTTCACTTTCATTACAGGAATTAATAAATTGAACACCCCCGTTATAGTCACCAACAATTGAAACAATATTAAAATGAGTAATTAAGTAATGAATATATTCTATATGCTTTTTTAAATTTGTTCCAGAAAGTGCATAGCTATGAACTACTGTACCATTTCTTTTTTCTGGATTAATTTTAATTAGTTGCATAGAGAAGTCGTCGGAACCATCACTCTCTGACCAAGAAGGGTCAAATGCTAATATATATTGCGCTGTAGGATCTCCTATAACCTCAACAGCTTGCCCTTCTCCATCTGGTATAGTACAAAGCGCCATCTTACTTACCTTGAAGTATCCAGAGCTATCGTCAGTAAATACAGCACCAAACTCACGATCAAATTGAGATTGACTCATTGTAGCTTTTGCTTGATTAATTAAGTTCTGGTCATAAAGCTGATCTGGTGCGCAATCATAACTAAAATGCATAATTACTCTATGAGCATTATCTTTTTCGGCGTTATTTAAAATCAATGACTCATATTGTTGATATAATTTATAAAGATATTCAAATTTATAACTTGCTGAAGACAGACCAATAATTTTATTATTTGGCCAACGATAACGATCTTCTTCAGACATTTTACCTTGTTTAATTAATGTACTTTCTAAATCATATAATTTTTGTCTTTCAGTTGGGTTTTCTACAACAGAAAGGAATGGCAAAATAACTTCATTTAAAATTTTCTCTGGCATCAAAAGAAGTTCGTCAATAATCATTCGTTGAAAACGGAAACCGCGAAGTTTTTCACCATCACCAAGTGGTAATGCTGTAATCTTACTTCTTCCGATCTCAATAACCCACTCATCGTTTGTCTTAGATATTCTATTAATACATTGTGATAAAAATCCAGCCTTTGGACTGCGAGATATTTCCTCAATCTTGCGGAAGATCATTTTAGATTGCCTAAATGATTTACTAATAATTCCAATATGGACACCTTGATTTAAAATTGCGTCTAGAATAGCAAAGATAGCCGTAGAGAAAGATTTACTCATACCACGAGAATTATGATGAACAAAACCATTACCAACATAACATTGTTCATTTTCTACAGTAATATCTATAGACTTAACAAGACAACTGTCTATTGATTTAATTGGTGAAAATACAACATTTTCATTTTTAATATTATTAATAATTTGGCGAGTTTCATCAGAAATATTTATAAGTGAATCAAAATTATTTTGAGAAAAGTTTTTACTCCAAGATCCTCTTTTACCAATTACTTTTTCTTTTGGACCATCTTTTTTAATAATTTCACAAAAATTTGGTATTAAGTTGTTTTGATAATTTCTATTTTTTGATCTATTAATAATTTTTTCCAAATTGCTTTTTTTGTGAAAAACTTGAAAGTCTATTGAATCTTGAAACTCTCTCAAAGAGCTAACATCATTTGATATAACTAAATCATAATATGAGACTCCTTTATGCTCACCCGATTTTCTTAAATTAGATATTATTCCAAGATTATTTAAAATCATTTTAATCTGTCTAAGAAGTTGTAATGAAGTATTTTTTAAACCAACTTTACTGCTAGTAGATAAATATGAAGCATAGCCATCAGCATCAAACAATCCCCCAATTAGTGCGCATAATTCATTTCTAGAACATTGTAAAATGGAATCACAGATAACTTTATCTTTTGATTTTAAAGATTTATCCCAACCTATACTTTCTAACCAAGAAACAATCTCTCTATTAAATATCGAATATTCATAAAAACTTAAATTTTTTGTTCTTTGTCTCGCATAACTTTTTAAATAATTATCTCTTAAAAACTTTAGGCAAGTTTCTTGTACTTCAAAATGTTCAGAACAATAATGAATTCCATCTTGATTAACCCATCCATCTCCTAAAACATAGCCAAGTAAATAAAATAAATATGGAGAGCGGTTTACTTTAGATCCTTCAGTTATATCTTTATCGCCCCATATTTCAGTAGCTATTTTAATTGGAATAGAATCTCCAATTTTTAAATTTTCAATTTCTTTAAAAACAAACTCGCCATCATCATAAACTAAAACTTTATGACCGATTTTTGCTTTAAAACTATCGCCAGATTGTAGTTTTATATCTAAACCTTGTTCTTCTGGATTTTCTTTTTTATCTGAAACAAGATTAATTTCATTTCTTGATCTGACATAATCTCCAATTTGGATCTCTTTAATTTTTTTAAATCCATTTTTTGATAAGACATATTCATTTTCTTCTAAACACCATATCCCCAAAAAGTAATCAGTTTCCATCATTGCTTTAATTGCCATGTGCTGGAATGGAAATAGCGAAACGCCAGTAATTAATTCAGAAGAGAAAGATGGGTTTTCTTTTAAAAATTTATATAATAAAATTTTAGCTTTCTTCTCGTCAATAAAACCTTTTGTATCAAGTATTTCTTGATTAATGTTTTTAAATTTTTTATTTAATTTTTGATTACCAGCTTCCCAACTCATGATTTTTTCCTTTCAAAATAATTCATTACGCCAGAATCTAAGAAATATTGTATATCTGTATTCCAGACTTTTTTACCTAAAACCAAAAGCTTTGGAATAAGAAGCGTACTATTGCCTCTATTTCCACTAAATACAAACTGGCAGCAATCTCTAAAGTCATGCTGTATTGTCCTCATATTATGAAAAACATATTTTAAATTTACTTTTTGTGGAGTAAAGATATTCTTTTTTTCCATTTTATATAAATCTGTTTCAATTACAACAAATAAATAAGATCCAAGACTTCTACATCTTTCTAATTCTCTACGAAATCTTTCATAACCATTACCCATTGTATTGCAAAAATCATCATAAGACTTCCTATCAACATAAGTATAACTGTAGTGTTCACCACCAACAGCATAGTCACCGACATCTAATTTTAATTTTTCAAAATTCTTAAAGGGAAGAGGTTTCTGTTCTCTTGTATCTACAAAGATTTTAATTTTTGAATAATCGTTATGGAATTCTTTTGGAAATTTGCCACCAAACATTGGCTCTACTAAACATTTTTTACAAGCATCAGTATAACTACCATAGAATTTTTTATAAACATCTATTGATGGTAATTGATTGGTGTATAATTCAATTGAATTTGGGGCGTATTTTAATTCTTTTTTTTGTATACGGTCTTTTAAAACTTTAATCACATAATCAGAAGCTTCTGAAAATGGAGCAGAATCACACCATTTTAATAATTGATCGCGATTGCTAAAATCTTTTTCAAAGTATTCATCGTAGTTTTTAAACTGCATTAAATCGCCAGTTAATTTATTTCTACGCTGATAATTTTTTACATAATACTCACCCAACAGCATATCATGCTTTTTGATATGCGTATGAAGGCTTTTTAGGGCAGGAAACTCCTGTCCGCACTCTTTACATTTAAACGACATCATCTTGAGAAATTCCAAGTACTCTTGCTTTAAATTCAGACATTCCCTCTAATCTATGAGCTTCCTTCTGAATAACTTCTTTTTGCATTTCAGCTATTCTTACCATATTTTTTCGTTCTTCTTCATCTTGGAAGAATTGAACCAAAGAAAGAATAGATGCATTTTCCTTATGTTTATTCTTCATTCGTTCAGAACGATCTCCTTGCAGTTTTTTTGTAAGATTTTCTATTCTACCTTCGCATTGATGATATTCAGAACTTTTAGCTTTAATAATTTCTGCAAGCCTTATACTCATTTCTTCTTGGTCGTTAGCAATATCAAATAAATCATTAAGCTTATTTAAATGTTTGCTAACAACTTCTAAATTAATGACTTCTTTACAAACGTTCATGTATAAGTTAAGTTCATCTGCAGTTAAATCTGGCTTATCCCAAGTTAAACGAATAAACTCTTGTTCAAATAACTCGCGATCATCTTTAGATGTGTAATTATTAACAATTTTAACAAATCTAGAATTATTGAGATTTACTCCCAATTTATCAACACAGTTTTTATGTTGCCTATTTAATTTATCTTCTTCCAAAAATAACCCAGTGGCATCGTTGATCTTTTTGACGATGCGCCCAGTAGACTTGGGGGCAACGTAACTACTGAGTGAGGCATCAGTATCTTGAGATGGTGTATAATCTGGATTTGCTTCTCTGAGGATATCGAGAACGCCTCTTTGCTCTAGAGAAAGTGGCTTAATCTCTTTTTTTGGGAAAAGTATTTCGGCAATCTTCAAAGAAGATAACCCATCATTACCTTGTTTAATAATAAAATCCCTTTGTTCTTGAGTAAACTCAATTCCTTCTTTTTTCTCTCGTCTAGCGGTTTTGAATTTGAGTTGATTTTCGATCATGAATTGTCTGATCAAGCGTCCTTCTTTACTTCTGCCGTCAATGTCTGGGTTATCGAAAACGCGACGAGTGATCTCATTCAAATCAGAAGTAGATCTGTATGTATCAATAATTTGCTGTTTTTGTAATTCAGTTAACATTGTTATTCTATTATAATATCATTATCTCTAATTATTTCTTCAGCTTTTTCTCTGAGCATTTTTTTAAGATTTTTTATTTGTTTATATCCAGCTTTTCTGTTTTTTTCATTTGTTTTATAACCCATGAATTTAGCAACTTCTTCTTCAGATTTTTCTTCGAAAAATAACATCATGTAAACAGTATAATGTTCTGAGCTTAGTTGAATCTTAAGTATCTCATTTAATCTTTCTATTGCTGAATCAAAATGAATAGATGTGTCTGGCTGAGAATCTATTTCTTTCAAATGATTTTCTAAAGCAACAGGCAATTTAATTCCATACCCAGCTTTCTTTTGCTTCGACCATTTTGCATACATGTCACAGCTCATATTTTGATTGCCACTACGAGTCCAAGAACAAAGGTTATCACCCATGTTAAACTTGCATTGCATACAAGGTTTAACATAATTAGTATAATTGTTTCTAATTATGTTTTTAATTTGATTGGAAGCTATTCTTGCTATCCATGGTTCAAGAGGAAGTGATTGATCCCACATATCCCACTTTTTGTGGATGTGTATTTTAATAACTTGCTCTACATCAGAGAAATCAAACCAATTGATCGCATTTAATTGCCACTTAGATCTAAACTTTCTTATAGTAGCATCAATGATATCAGAGAAATCTTCATATTTATATTTTTTATTTCCCACTGCTAGATTTCTCGCTAATAAAATCATCTACCGTTTTAGAACGGCGACTCCTCCTCGAAACACCCGCATTACCTTGTCCAAATAAAGAACCAAGAGTAAATTGATTATTTCCTTCTTCTTTTTCAATATCTACTTGTAGATTTCGAATATTAGGAACATGTTGAACGTTGGTATTTTCACCATCGTCTTCTTCATCCTCTTCATCAATATCATACTTAGCGCTTGTTACTTGCTTTTTTGGGGGCAAGAAAGAAGAACCAAAAGACTGACCACAGTTGGAACAGAATTTTGGTTGAGAGTATGTATATTGATGTTTGGTTCCGCAGCTTGAACAGAATATTTGACTCATTTGATTTTTTCTTTGATTTCTTTAACGTCCGTTAATATATATTCAAGCTTTGTGTTAATTATTTCTATTTTTTTATTTAAATCGGCCTCATTTTCTTTATTTGAGGATTCAATTATTAATACTTTATTCTCTAAACCATCAAAAGCACCAACTGTCGCATATCTACTATTAAGCCATAAAATGGCAACCCCAAAAATAATTGGCAAGACCCATTTTAATGCGGATGCTGTTTCTACAATTGTTGTTTTGGTTTTTTGAGTCATGGCTTAGGCTTCTAGGGACAAAAAGTAGACAAGATACAACCGCCCTTATTTTTTGCAATTACATTTAGCTGTGCGCTTTGGCAGGTCTTGTCTAATTTAATTTACACATTTTTTTCTGCTTTTTGTAATCTTGAGATTAAAAATTTCAAAATTTCACTGCGTACAATATCTGACTCATTAAAACAGAAAGTACATACGCCGCGAGACTTACTTTCATCATCATCAAAGAGTCTAAACATTGGTGAAAAACCAGAACGACCATTAATGTCACTTTGCATGAAGTCGCCGCAAATAATAAGTTTAGTTCCTTCTCCAACGCGAGTGATTAAAGTTGTAAGCTCTTTGAAGGTGAAGTTTTGCGCTTCATCTGCGATAACTACCTTATCTGTCCAGTTTGCGCCACGAAGAAAGTTAATGGGTATAGCGCCAATTTTACCTTGACCTTTTAACCATACTACATCTTGTGGTACGATGATTTCATCAAGCTTATCGTAAAGAGGAATCAAAAATGGATCAAATTTTTCCGCAACATCTCCAGGTAAACTACCTAATCCTTGATCAGCGCTTTCAATAATACTGCGGACATAAAGTAATTCGCGCTCTTTATCTTTAATCATCATTTGAATGGCCGCATATAATGACATATATGTTTTAGAACTTCCCGCTGGTCCCGATACAAAAATAATTGGGTTTTGGGGGTCTAAGACCATCTCCAAAAACATGTGTTGTTTTGGAGTAAACTTGAATTTGCGCTGTTTAAGCTTGATACTATGTTCTAATTGAGGGCGAATCTCAAAAGAACCCGACAGGTCGGCTTTTTTCTTTGGCATTCATATGTATTTACACCAAATACAATTTTTATTGATTATAAAACAATTTCTTTTGCTTTAATTTCTGTTGCTAATGTATCGCCTTCTGAGATGCTTAGTGATTGCCCCAATATTCTCGCGGCAGAGAATTGAATATTAGAAGACAATGCATTCAATCCTGTTTCATCTCTTAAACCAATAGATATAGCGTCATCATAACCAGTATAATTTATGAATTTAGTTATGTTTGTTGATTTTATTGATATTTCTTTTTCTAATGTATCTAAAAATACTCTATCTGTATTTATACTTCCAATAGTATATCTAGGAGTTCTTCCACAGCTAACCGAATAAGATATTGAGTCTCTTGTTGATTCTGAAAGACCAGTTCCACTAATTAAAGAAACAGAATGGCCATATACTATTTTTTGAGTATAATTTGATACATTGGGAATTTCGGTAACGGTTCTATTAACACCAGCACCATTTTTACTCCATGTTTCTCCTGTAGTTGGATTATGACAAATAAAATCGGCGTTAATGATGATTGGCGCAAAGGGTTGTATATTAACTGATGCGCTGTTTAAATAACAAGCATTAAATGGAACGCCGCCGATTAGTAAACTACCTGAAGTATTTCCAGTTAGTGTTTCTAAACAATACTTTGCACCAGACCCCGAAGTCTCTGCATAAAACGCTAATGATATAGATGCATCCATTGGGCCATCAATGCCATATCTATCAAATTGAGTTGATTGAGATGAGGTTAGTGTTCTGTTTGGTTTTAATTTATTTGTTAATTGAATTGAAACACTCTGCGCGAGTATTGGAGTGAAACCTCCACCAGTGGACAAATAAACAGGAACATTTTGATGCGAAATCGCTGGCATACAAAAGTACTTACACTTTTTCAGTCTGGGATTTTTTGTTATGTTTGGTATTGGTGGAATTTGATGGATCGACAACGTTTTCGACAAATGGGGGGAGGGGTACGTTGGTTTGGGGAGGGGAGATTGAGGAAAGTGTCCCCCCCCCGATGGCTGCGATGTTCGTTTGCAATTTTTCCGAGAAATGGGGGGAGGCTGTCAAGAAAATTTCGCATTTCGTTGAAAAATCATTTTTCAGAAAATCGAAGAAAAGTCTTTCAATTTTTCCCGCTTGTGGCATCTTTCCTTTGTCGCCGCGAGCGACTCCATTATATGACCACCACCACCACCACCACCACGAAGCCAAGCGCGGGCAAGATCGCGCTCCCCATCAAAGGGACGTCAACCATTGCTGAAATCGCTCTCGCTATGGGCGCACAAGCAGACGGCCACGCCTATTCTTTCAACCTATCGGTTGAAATAGTCGGCGAGGAAATCATCACCAAGGCATCCGCGAGCGTTTCCAATGCGGACAAGGAATCCGCCCTTGCGAGTATGACCCCTGTCGAGCGCAAAGCGGTCGAAAAATTCCAAGCCCTTTGCAAAGCAAATGCCGCGCAACGGACGGACGGACAGACCGCAACGCGCACCACTTGGCAAGGAATCGTGAAAGGCTAAACATCACAAGCGGGGGCGAAAGCCCCCGCCCCACCTATCAAATCAAATCATCAAATCGCTATGCAAAATCAGAAAATTAAAAGCTACTTTGCCACAGGTCGCCACTATCGCACAAGCTCGCACTTTTCCCCTTGTGGAAATTTCCATCTCTTCACAATCCGAAACTATGTCATGACCCCCAATGGCGCTGGCATTTACAAAGACGGGAAGAGTTTTAATGTGTCCCGCGACTATGCGGCGCAAGTGCTTCGAGCATGGCGCAAAGCATGAGACAAGGCAAAGCGGGGCGGGGCGGGAGACCGCCCCGCCCCGAACTTACGCCAAGACCCCACCCGAAACCTTAGTGCCAAACTAATGATTTGTTCCACGCTAATGATTTGTTCCACGCTAATGATTTGTTCCACGCTAATGATTTGTTCCACGCTAATGATTTGTTCCACGCTAATGATTACCCAATCGCTAATCTATTTCATATTTATCTATTTGCTATTTGCTATTTTGCTATTTGCTATTTCGTAATTTGCTATTTGCTATTTTGTCATTTGCTATTTGCTATTTTGTAATTTGCAGTTTGCAACTTGCGTCCCCCCCAAACCCCCCCACGATTCTATTTGTCAAGAAAAAAATTGCAATTTCGTAAAAAAAATAAATTATTTTTTTCTTGCGCTCCCTCTCTCATCTGCTAACTTTCTCACATGTCCAACACAACTACCATGACCACCCCAACAATCGAATCGTTCACTGCTCGCGTTCCAGTCGGAAGCCTTACCACCTACGGCATCTTCCTTGGTTTCGAGGATCAAAAGGCAATCTTCAAAGGTCGCATGAAAACAGGTTTCAAAGATGTCTTGGAAGTTGCCTTGAATGCCAAGCTGATCGGTGGCGACTTCACCTTGGATAAGGTGCAAGTGACAACGCCCGAAGCAATCGCGCAACGCAACAAGGCGAACGCCGAAAGCATGAGCGCATTCTATGAAGCTCGCCCCGACCTTCTCAATGACTAACCTACAACCCACAAACATACACACCATGAAACACACACTAGCAATCCTTGGCTCTGCCATCATCACCATGTCGCCTGTCTTTAGCCTTTGTGCCTTCTGCATCTACGGAGGACGAAGCGAAGTGTTCGACGCTGTATGCTTCT